TACCAAGTCTAGTGCTACGGATAAACCATGTTCATATTCAGCAACATCAATATCTCTTAATACTACTCTAGGATCCTTAGCCACAATTTCCTGGAGGTTTTCAATTATATTAAATTTAGCATTATCAGTGAATGGGTCGAACAAATATTGCCACACTAAACAACCAAATGTCGGTTGCATAACTCTTTCACCCTGTCTTGTATTAAAATGATTTAACAAGTCAGCACGAACTAGAGCAGTGTCTACAACTTCTGTACCACTAAAATTTCTACCTACTGATGAATAACCTTTATATATTGCCATATTAGTATTTACCTACTTTAAATTCCACACATTTGTAGAGCGCCTTGACGCTCATATGTAAATCTATTTGCCACACTTTGTTTAACTTTTGCTGTAGAACTAGCAAAGTATTTGTTAACGTTGTCTCTTTCATCAAAGATTGCGTTAATAATATCATCATCTGTTGGATTTGCTCCTGCATTGGCTATTCCTAGTGTAGGTATTCTACTACCAGGACCATGTTGTACAGATATACTCCATACTGCGTCTTGTAGCCCGTTACAATGCGTTCCATCACATATGTCTATGCCAGTATCGTTTTTAATTTTTTTAACTAATTTATCATAATGTGTTACTTGTATAAAGTCATGTTGTGCTTGTTTAAATTGTGGATCTGCGGCTAACGATACCCAAGTATTTTTAAATGCTGTTGTTCCGTTTGTTGCACCAGTATTTCCACCTGCACTTTGTAATTGACTATACATATCTGTATACTGCTTCATATATGAAAGGAAACTATTCATAGTTCCTACTTTTGTTGCAATTTGATATGTACCATAACTGTAACCACCTGTTCTATCTCTACCTATTGCGGCAGGATCTCCGTTACTCTCGTACCTTTCAGATAATGTTCCAATATCTGTTCTTGTACAAAGGCTTGGTTCGCCTGGAGTAAACTCTACACCTGCATTAACAAACGGACCTCCATCTACTCTAGGAGCAATAGCGCCACCACCTGGTGTGTTGGATTCTGCTCTATCTGGTTGATCAGTAATTGGTGTTTGTGTTGGTTGGTCTTCTAATTCAAAAGCAATAGTTGTTGGACTTAATGCTCTTGCAGTTGGAAAGCCAACGAATATAGTTCCACTTCCGCTTGACGCTGGTGTACTAACGTGACCAGGTACAGGATCAGCCGCACCAGGATCACCATTTCTAATAACTAACTTACCTTCAACATAAACTCCATTTGCTTGTGAACTTAATGCTCCACCGCCATGTGAGTTTTCATCTGGTTCTACAGAAACTAATAATCCGTCTGCTGTAACTGTACTTTGATTAGATACAACTGTTGTTGCTCCACAACTTCTGTCATCACTGTGTCTGTGAATTGCAATTCCCATTATGAATCATCTTTCCCTGCATTCTTTTCTTCATGTAATGTCCAAGGTTCGTGTTGTGGTACACGTTTTGAAATATATGCTTTAGGTTGTCCAGCAGTACCTGTCGAGTCTACTGTTGGTAATTCTTGTGTTGGTATCCGTGCTGATTGACTTGCCGCTGTACCACCATTCATATGAATTGCTGTTGCAGTTTCTAAATGACTTGTACCTGAATTAATATGTGATGTTGCACCTGAAGTAATTTTTGTATCTCCTTGTGCTACTGAATTTAAATTATTAGTATCTAAATTTATATCAGTCATTGATTTAATGTTTACACTTTCGCCTGCTTCAAGATTAATATTTTTATCTGCTGTCATATTAATATTATTTGCAGTACGAATACTAATACTATCTTCACTATAAACATCTATCTTACCATGCTCTGATAATTCTATCCATGCTTTACCATTGTTAGTTCCAATATACATTAAATTGTTTGTATCATCCATTAAGATTTGATGACCTGTGCTTGTACGCAAACGAACTAATTTACTATCACCATTAACATCTCCGTCATCTAAAACAAGACTATGTCCTGGCATACGTTTTCTAATTTCTAAATCTTCAGTAGTTGCTTCGCCTGATTGCATTCTTGATTTTAATGCACTATCGGTAGCAGGATCTTTATCTCCTCTACCTGGTGTACTAATTCCAAACACTGCACTATTGTTTTCTCTTTGCGGTGTACTAAAACTTTGTCCTCTAATAGTATCTCCTAGAAGACCTTGTCCTTTTAAAATTCTTGCTAGTTCAATGTTAACTGGTCTGTAAATTTGATGAGTTTGTTTTGTATCTCTTTCAACTTTAGTATTAAATTCTGTTACAGGTAAAAAATGTTCATCGGGGTTATATCCTGGAAACTCTGTTTCTACTTCTGCTGTTTTAACCCATTTTTTACTACTAGCCAAGCCAGGTGTCATATGATTTGCAACATCATCGATAATTGATCCTATTACAACTCCGTTATTCTTTTGTCCTTGAATAAAGATAACAAGTACTTTACTTTCAGGATCAGGCAATGTTGCCCACATACCATAACTGTATACTCCTGAACTTTCTTGTTTATCTAATAATTTCTTATCCGTTGTTCCTAAGAATGGACTCATATATTTTACAGGTGTCCAACTTCTAGGATCGGTTGGTATACCACCTAATGCAGGAATATAAACATCCATACGTCCAGTTCGTCTTGTGTCATTGTTATTTTTAACATAGGCTTCGTAAGGACCAGGATCGACAATAGCGCCTTTTTTATTAACGTCTAAGTCTGGATTAATTTTATTAATGTATTGTTGGAATGTTGGCATTACTCTACTATCTCTCCTTCAGCACCTTCGTTAAAAGAGTCATTTAAAAATTTATCAGCAGTGTTAACTACTTCTTCAACTGGTGCTGGTGTAACTACTGTACCAGGTTTAGGATTCCATTCTTGTCCTACTGCCTCAGGTCCATCTGTTGTATTGACATCCATATTAGATAGTTGTCCTCTTTCATCTGCTGTTGTGTAATTATTAGGTGTATATTCATATGCACTAGCACTTTTATAATTACCCATACTACTTAATGCGTTTCGTTGTTCACCTGTTAACCCTGTGCCAATTGTATTACTTTTAACATCAACCTTTTTCTTTGTCGCTGTTCTCATAATAGCATCTTGGTATACTTCTGTTCTTTCAGTTGATGTTTTTTCTTTTTTATCAATAGTGTTAAGTGGTTGCTTACGTTCTCTTACACATTCTAAATTTTGTGTAAACTGTCCGTTACTAAAGTTACTTGTTACTTTAATTACTTTATATTCTCCGCTAATACTCGGTGTGTTAACACTTGTCTTTCCAGTTTCATCAATATTAAAACCTTTCATAAGTCCTGTACTTGCATCTAAATCAGTTGGGTTTCTAAACTTAATGTATATGTGCCATTCTTTATCTGTATTTAAACTTCCGTCTGGCAAACGATAATCTAAATTATCTTGCACTAATACACTTCTAAAATCTTTTGTTTGTATGTAACTCATATCGCCTACAATACGCATATTCATTTGTAATAAGTCAGCACCTGTATCAAATACATTTTGCATAAAGTTATCGATGGTTACACTTTTATGACTTGAACTTGGATCATTAATATCATTACTTGTTGCTGTTTGTGTTACAACATTTCTAACATAAGGTGTCCATCTTGCAAGAGGATCATTTCCTGCTTTTGCAGTTTGTCCTTCGTGTATTGTTTCATTAAGTTTTGTCTGTGCTAATGGTGTGGCAAAAGATCCTGCTTTTTCCATTTGGTTATAAGTGTACGTTTGAAAATAAGCCGCATTAAAGTCAATATCAAAACTTAAGATATCTTGATTGTTTCCTGTAAAAAAGTAATCATAATATTTTGAAATATATTCAACTGGTTTTTGACCTAAGTTTTCAAAGTCTTTACCATGCATTTGATATTTTTTAATAACAAACGTAATAAATTTAGCATACATATTTCTAATTTTATCAAAAGGCCCTAATGTTATTCTAGGAACAATTCTATAAAAATCAATTGGCTTATCGTCGACGTCTTCGTAACCTTCAACACCACTATCTTTTTGCTTTTTTAAATCTGCACTAATCACCTGATCTGTCATATATTCTGATGAACGTAAGATACTATGTATTGTTTGAATAATACTAGTTCCTGCTCTAATACTATATGTTTTAGTTGTTTCATCAAATATAAAGTTTTCAGAAAAACGTTGTTGTGCAACTTTACCTGGATCACTTGTATTTGATGTTTTGGCTAAATCAACTGCTTCTTGTGTTACAATTTTAGAATTTGCAATGTCAGGATCTATTTCAAAAGAATAAATGTCTGGTACGCCTTTTAATTTTGCTTCTACATGGTCATCTTCTAATTTATTTAAATATCCTACTAAACCTTTTTCTAATTGTTTTACTGGAATCATTGGTTGATTGGGCGGACCGTTTGGTCTCATATCTCCATTGTCAACTCTTAATGCTACATTAAAAAAGTCATGTACTGTTTTTGCTTCAATTTGTATATCAACAGGAATAGTTGTTGCTGTTGATTGTACACCCATGCTGTTATATGGAACCGCAGTAACATCATAAGTTGTACCTTGTTCTGTAACTCCAAATTTAAAATCTGTAAATCTAATTGGAATATATCTTGTACGTTGTCCTATAGAGTTTCTAGATCCTACTGGTTTTCCAAAACTATCGTATCCTGTTATAAAAACTTTTAGTAAGTATGGCTGTTCAATATAATTGTATGATCCAAAATGATTCGCCGATAGTACAAGACTATTTAAAAGTGTCATACCGTATGGTTCTGTAATTTTAAAACTTAACCCTGTGTTAACTGCACCTTTGTTTTGACCGCCTGGACTAATAACACTATCAATTTCTAAATCGTCCATATAAAAATCATTAGTAAAGAACGGATTTCTCATACCGTAATTACCGCCACCTGATTTTATTAATAATCTTCCTGGGCTACTTTCTATTGTAAATTTAGGATCGTTTACAAAATTATTATAATCATCGTATGTTAAAATATATAACTCAAAGTTATAAGTGTACGACGCTAATCCGTGTAATATGTTTTTCTTTTCATTTTCATTTAATAATGTTTGTGATAATACTGGTTTTGCTTGATTATTATTAATGCTTGTTGCTGTTGCTTTAATTGTAGAACCAATGTTACCTAACGCACCACCTAAATTTTGTAAGCCTGCATCTTCTAAATTTTCTTTGAAAGCATTTATGTCAATGTTTGATTCTAAATTTATTCCTTGAACAGCCGCATTTATTGACTTGGTAGCATCATCAATAGGAAATACTGTGTCACCCGCTACTATCTGTGGAAACTCTCCTAGTTTAGGAAGTCCGTCTCCGAGATTTAATTCGTTTGCTACTCCTGAGATTTCGTTCTGTACCCAATTTCTGGCATCTTCTAATTTTGCAATTCCACTCGATACGATTTGATCACTATCACCAACAGTGATAGGTGTACCATCTTTGCTTCTTACCGGATCACCGAACTCATCATAGAGAGGAAAGTCAGCCATGTTATATTCCTAATTCGTTGAATAATCTATCTTGCTTGGGCAAGAAAATTGTAGTTCCTCTTTTCATATCCCAAATTGGATCTTTAATTTCGTTTGGATTTCTTGCGGCAAAGACCCACCATAATTTAGGATTGTCATATAAGTCATTTGCTAATAAGTCTGGTCTAAATTCATATGTTGCATTTATAATTAATTTTTGATCTGATGGGTAAGCACTAATTACTCTGCGATCTAACACATCTAAATAATTTCCAAATGTTTCTGTTTTATAGAAAGGACTGTCTGCATTATAATCTGCCATTAGATGTGTCCTCCTGTTACATTATTAATTAATGCACCTGCTGTTAATCGGTCTACACCAAATGACCTCATTTGTGCTCTGCTGTATACTGGAGTTAAACCAACGTTAATATCTAAACTTTTTGGCACTCTTGTTGTTTGTGCTTTTCCAGCCTGATCCATTCCGCCTGTTGGTATTGAAATATAATCAACATTGTTAGGCATAGTAATGGAAACTGTGTTTACTACTACTGGAACATTTGGTAACATATATTGACCATGTCCAGTTAATCTTAATACAGGTGGTGGATTACCTGCTAGAGCATCTGTATTACTAAACATTTTAGTAACTGCTCTTAAAAATGTTATAACTGCAAGTACATATTGTGCATCTTGCCCGTTCTCACTTACAAATTCTCCAAACATTGATATGTCACTCACATTACTTGCATTGTAATAATTTAAAGGATAATTACTATGTGTAGGACTACTACGACTATAATCTGCATTATGTTGGAATATAAGTTGTGGTGTATATGGAAAGATTATACCATTAGTATCAATTAATGGTCTTAACAAATAAGGAACATTGGCTTTTTGGTAGTGAATATTAGCACCCTGGGGTAGAGACAATCTTACTCTATGATCATCTTTGCTTTTACCGACTGCAGAACTTGAAGCCGCAATATCAGCCAATTTATCGTTAGGATTAGCACCTTTGTCAATGCCAGCACCTTTTAACCTAGCAGTTACCGGATCACCGTTAAATGCATCAGTAAATGCTCCTTTGGCTTTGGATAACATACCTGTAAAATCACTACTAAATTGGTCAATACCATCAGTGAATGCTTTACTGGCTCCGCCTATACTAAAGGCACCTGTTTGGGCTACCTTAGTAGTATTTGTTGCTTTAGCAGTATTGAAGCCTGGATTACCCGTTAATTGGATACCTGGCTTGTTCGGATCTTGGTCTGTAAATGTTGCCATAATAAATTTAATCTTTCCTCTTGATATTAGTATTTATCGAGTGTATAATATGAGTATATAATTTAAGGAATGAAAAACTATGGCAGTAAGAAATTACCTCAATAACAGAGATTTATTAATAGAAATTCATAAATCTAAGACAACTTTTGGTTCGTTTTTAGATGATGATGCTAAAATCTTTGATATTATTTTAACCTCAACAAAAGAAATTAAAAAAAGTACAATCGATCAAGCTCGTAAAAATAGAGCAGATAGAATACAAAAGAACGGATATAAAGAGAATACTATAAAAGGAAAAAAGATGGCAGACTTTGCCGTTGATCCTAAGTCATTTAAAAAACAAGAACTTGTATTTAGAATTATGTCATACGAGCATATACCGTTAGACCCGGAACGTAAAAAGAATCCTAAAACAGTTGCAGATCATCATGTTAAATTAAACTTTCCCTCATATCAACATTGGCGTTTTAATGAAGAAAACGATTTGATATGTTGTGGTAAGTCTCATTGGACAGGTGGTATGGATAACGGATACTTTAGTTTATCTGAAGGTAAAGTAACAAAGAAGTTAGCACATATGTATATGATGCTTTGTGAACGTTACAGTCATAGATATAACTGGAGAGGATACACATACGTTGATGAAATGCGAGGACAAGCATTATTACAATTAGCACAAATTGGTTTACAGTTTGACGAAAGTAAATCAGACAATCCTTTTGCATATTACACGGCGGCAATAACCAACAGTTTTACTAGGGTATTAAACATCGAAAAACGTAATCAAAATATTAGAGATGACATTTTAGAGATGAACGATTTAGCACCTAGTTTTACTAGACAACACGCCAACGATAGTGCGGCTGAACAAAAAAGAGTTCAAGCATTCAATGAGAAAACAAAGAAAAAGGCATAAATCTGGTTGACTTTGAGTATATCTTACAGTATTATAGTAAGTGTATGTAATTTAATTTAGGAAAAGCATGAGCAATCTATTCAAGAAAGCCATTGCCTTTACTGATATTCACTTTGGTAATAAGTCTAATAGTTTAGCACATAACGAAGATTGTGTAGACTTTGTAAAGTGGATAATCAAACAAGGTAAAGAAAAGAACTGCGAAACTTGTATGTTCTTAGGTGACTGGCATCACCAACGAGCTAGTATTAATGTTGCAACACTAAATCACAGTGTAGAAGCATTAACTTTACTCAGCAAAAACTTCGACCAAGTTATTTTTATTCCTGGCAACCACGACGAATACTATAGAGACAAAAGAGATTTCAATAGTATTACTTGGGCCAGACATATTCCAAATGTAAGACTTTTTAATGAGATCACTACAGAAGGTGATGTCGCAATAGTTCCATGGCTAGTAGGTGACGAATATAAGTCACTTAAAAAAATTGAAGCAAAATATATGTTAGGACATTTTGAACTTCCTAACTTTTATATGAATGCAATGGTACAAATGCCAGACCATGGAGAAATTAAACATTCGGACTTCAGAGGTGTTGAGCGAATGTTTACCGGTCACTTCCACAAGCGTCAAGAAGTAGGTAATATTACATACATCGGAAATGCTTTCCCACACAACTACAGTGACGCTTGGGATGATGATCGGGGAGCAATGATATTAGAATGGGGCGAGCCACACTATTATGTTAAGTGGGATAACGCACCTAAATACAAAGTATTAAAATTAAGTCAATTACTTGATAAGCCGGCAGAACTACTGCTACCTAAAACATATTGTCGAGTAAACTTAGATATCAATATTAGTTACGAAGAAGCAAACTTTATTAAAGAAACATTCTACGAACAATATGATGTAAGAGAAATTGCACTTATTCCACAAAAAGAAGTTGATACAAACTTTGATGAATCAGCAGAGATTAATTTTGAAAGTGTCGACAGTATTGTTATGAGTCAATTAAAATCTGTAGATTCAGAGTTATATGATCCAAAACTTTTAATGGAAATATACAGGAACCTTTAATTAATGTTTAAACTAAACAACTTAACTGTTAAGAATTTCATGAGTGTGGGTAACAGTACTCAGGCACTAGACTTTAACAGAAATGATTTAACACTTGTACTAGGAGAGAACTTGGACACTGGAGGAGGTGACCATGGTGCTAGGAATGGTACAGGTAAAACTACTATCATTAATGCATTAAGTTTTGCATTGTACGGAAATGCTTTAACAAATATTCGTAAAGATAATCTAGTAAACAAAACTAACGGCAAAAGTATGTTAGTTACTTGTGGATTTGAATATGGTGGAAAACAATATCGAGTAGAACGTGGCAGAAAGCCTAACGTACTAAAATTTTATGTAGATGGACAAGAACAAGAAGCATCAGATTCAGCACAAGGTGATAGTAGAGAAACACAAAAAGAAATAGAGATATTGTTGGGTATGAGCCATGAAATGTTTAAACACATTGTGGCACTGAATACATATACACAACCTTTCTTAAGTTTAAAACACAATGAACAAAGAGTTATTATCGAACAGTTGTTAGGTATAACATTATTAAGTGAAAAATCTGATCAACTAAAAGAACAGTTGCGTATTAATAAAGATTTAATTACACAAGAAGAATATAAAATTAAAGCAATTGGTGATGCTAATGAAAAAATTAGAGAACAGATTGACGCTCTTAAACGTAGAAGTAAGATGTGGTCAGATAAAAAGGTACAAGAATCTGGTCAATTACAAAAAGCATTAGATGATTTAACTCATGTTGATATCGATAACGAAATACAATCACACAACTTGCTAACAGAATATGTTGAAAAAGCAAGACAGTTTACAGATTTACAAGATCAACTTGCAAGACTTGTTAATGAATCAGATAGATATATTAAGAATCAAGCAAAATTAGAAAAAGAAGTTGAATCTTTAGAAGAGCATAAATGTTATGCTTGTGGACAAGAATTACATGATAATAAACATGAAGAAATACTTAAAGATAAAAAAGAATTATTAACTGAAGCAGTTTCTTTTATAGAAAACAGTAAAAAATCTGAAGAAGAACTGACATCTCAACTAGCAAGTATGGGAGATTTAGGCACAAAACCTGTTGTATTTTATGACAAAATTGAAGATGCTTACAACCACAGGTCTAGTTTAGAGCAGTTAAAAAGTGAATTAACCAGCCTTCAAGCACAGGAAGATCCATATCTGGAACAGATTCAAGAAATGGAAGAACATGGAATTGAAGAGGTTAAGTACGATACAGTAAACGAATTAACTAGAGTTAAGGATCATCAAGATTTCTTGTTGAAACTTTTAACTAGTAAAGATTCGTTTATTCGTAAACGT